ATAAAGAAGGAATAACAGTTACACCTAAAGGGGACGTTAAAACCTATAGAAACCATAAAATAAATGAAATTGCTGCTAAAAATTTACATTACGATGAGATTGATCCAGCATATGAATTTGATTCTGTGGGGCCTGGTGATGAGAATTTAGGGTATAACGTTTATAACGCAACAAAACCACCATTTGATTTTGATTCCCAAGGGCCGGCCGATCCGTATTATGGGGGTGGTTATCAACCTGGTGATGAGGATACTGATATTAATGATTCTAACGATACTACCGAATTTGACACGATAGATTTTGATGACTACATTGATGATATGAGTTTTGATGATTTAGTTAATGATGAATCTTTGTTGGATAAGAAAGAAGATGAAATCGAAGAAATTTATGAAAACATAAATAAAACGAAAGACATGTTCAAAAGATTTAAAAAATTTAATTAATGGAGGTAATTGAAATTATATCAAATTACATTGATAAGACCCAAAATCTTATCATAGTTGAATTTAAAACAACTGAAGATGATGATGATATGGTTAGGGAAGACATTATTGAATACTCATTTTATGAGGAGTTTGGTTATGATAATAAAGATGTTTTTGGTTTGTTTACTGAAGACGAGGACGATAACGATGAGTGGGATAATGATGAATATGATTTTATAACGGATGAAAGTAATTTAATGTCGTTCTTAAATGAATATTATGTTGTCTACTCGAATAAACTACCTAAAGCACAATTTAGATAAGTTATGTTTAAAAATATATTAAGTGAAATTCATAGACAAAAAAAACTTATGAATTTGACGGAAGACGAAAAAAATATTAAAACTGTCATTTTTGGTGATGACGTTATTGATAATATTGAAAAAAAGGATTTGGAAGAAATACCGGAATTGATTAGTGGTGATATGAAATTAAAAGATATGATTTCTAATTTAAAATCCACCGACGAAAGACCCGAAGTTGATCATGTGTTCTTTTCAATAGGGAAAAATGACCAATTTGAAAACTCAGATTTAATTGATATTCTTGCCCACAGACTAAAAGAAAAATTCCCCAATGCTAAATTATACGCAATTAGATCTATTTTAAATAATAGTGAGTATAATAAATTTAGTGGAGACGTTAAAGAAAATGAAAAAGATATTGAAGATTTCTTTAAAGAATTTAAAAACAATAAAATTGATGTTGTTGGTCAGTATCGAATATTAGATGGCGAATCTTCAGGAAAGGAGAAAAAAGTTAAATCTTTACAAGATGAGATTTTAAATAAAATAGTTTTTGATGTTTTTAAAACACCTTCAGAAAATGTGGATTTGGCAATTAAAAATGTGGATATTAGCGGAGAGGACGACTCCGATTTTGATACAATTTATGAATTTATTGGAAGATTTGAAAAAATCATCAAATCAAATAATGAATATAAAAAAAATATGTCTAGTAGTTTTAAACCCGATATTGAACAAATACAAATAGTTTTAAAATTTATAGACCAAGATAATGACGACCTAATAGTGACAGGTATTTATGATACCCCAACTGAAAACGCAATAGAAGATTTCCAAAGATCAAACAATTTAGAGGTAACTGGGGAAGCGGATAATGAGACTTTGGATGAGTTATTTTACGAATTGAAAGCGAAGGGGTTTGATGAGTTGGATTTGGCTAAGTATATGGTAAGTATCGATATTGACAGTAACATTAAAACTGGTAGTGATATTGAATCTTCATACGGAGAGACTTCAAACTCCGGTAAAGGGATAGCTGCGGGAGTTGCTGCAGGGGTAGGTATTGGTGTAGGCGTTTCTCTTGTTGATAGTGGTAGAACATCTAAAGTTGCTGGAACAAAATCAGAAGATGATAGAATTTACAGATCAATACTTTCAGGTATTGGTGCTGACGACACGGATGAGAATATGTTATTTTTTCACGCTTGGAGAAGTGCTGAGTCAGCAAAGGCAACCTATAATCCGTTTAATACAACGCAACGAATGGCTGGATCAACAAACTATAATAGTGTAGGTGTTAAGAATTACCCATCAGAAAAAGACGGGATTGACGCTACAGTTAAAACATTAAAAAATGGTTATTATCCTTGTATATTAGATGGATTAAGAAGAGATATTGGAGCAAAAAACATATCAAAAAATTGTTTAGCAAATTTAAAAACATGGGGTACTGGTGATTTAATTTTTAAAGTGTTAAATACGGGATCTTCTTTTACACCAACACCTATATATCGAAAATAAAAGTATTTATAGTAAATGAAAAAATTAAACGAAAACATAGAAAGAATAAAAAGTCTGATGAGCATCTTCGAAAATGAAGATGGTGTTGAAGATTATTTTAGGCAAAAATATACCGGACAATCGGGTCCTCATGATGCAGATGATATGGCTCCTGATGGTATGGATGATGATTCTGATGTGAATGAAGAAGATTCGGACGAATTTGAAATAAAAGAGGAGGGTGAGGAAGCAACATCAACTACCAGTACAGGGACTCAAACATCAGGTGCGGGTTCTCCGGGTTCTTGGTCACAAGGACACACAAAAGGACCTGGAAATCAAACAGGAAATACAAAATGGGCTGATATTGTTGGTTCACAATTAAAAAGAGGACATGGAAATCCACTGAAATAATATGAGTAAAATATTGACAGAAGATTTATTGGAAAGTTTGAGACTTATAAAATATAATAGGAATAGAACCCTATTGGAAAATAATTTGTTAATTGAACAAAGTGTATGGGATAGTAGTAATGGTGATAATAGATATTGGATATCACTTTACAATAGGTTGAGGGATAGTGGTTTTGGTGTGAAATATGGAACACCTGACAGTAAACAAACGAATGACCCTAACCAATCGTCTTTTTTATATTGGGGTCCGTGGATCATATGGAAAGACGTAACCAAAAACGGCGGATATCCAATCCAATTGTATTCCACTTCAGGTTCTTATACTTTTAAATGGAAATCAGGTAAATATAGAGGTGAAGAATTAAGTAAATCTATGGTTTTATGTAAACAAAAACCAAATGTTGATTTTATTTTAACTGATGTAATTCGGGTGAACGATATTAATAAAGCAAAAACACTAATATCTAATGGTGGGTGTCAAGGGTTAGTTAATAGTACCTTAGTGGGTGGGGTTGATATGGTTAGAACACAACAATTAACCAAAGATTTCCCTTATTGTTTTAAAACACCATCAAAAACCATTTCAAAAACCGATCCATTATATAAAGAAAAAATGGGTAAAGATTTTGAAATTGAAAGTGGTACTGGTGACGTTGTGTTAAAAAAACAAACTTCCAAATATACAGACATGTATGGGTTAGATATTTTACCATTAATTAATCGATCAACCGCAACAAGAGAAGACTTAATTAACGTAATAAAGGGGGGTAAAACGACCAACCTTTATGACCTTGTTTGGAGTGACGGTATGAAATCTAAAGATATTGATAATTTAAAATATGCAGTCACCGATACAACACTTGCGGGTATTAGAGATGTTGATATTGAAAAAACATTTGAGTCTGGGTATAAACTTTTTCAACAAGCCCTTAAAGTCCGACAGTTAATGGGTTCGTACTGTAAGTGGAATTTAGATCCCACTTATACCAAAGATTTTGTTGTTGCAACAGAGCAAAATGCTCCTACTTTAAATAGAATACCACAACCATTACCAATTGATCCGACAATGATTGAACTGTCTTGGGTGGAAGCCGTAGGAGAGACTCTAAAACCAAAAAAAGATTTACAAATTTTCTTAAATGACGTTAGATCAACTTTTGATCAACAAGAAAAAAACAAACAAACAAATCCTAATTTTGCTGAAATAAGTAAAGGGATAAAAAAACAAAATTGGGATCAAAATAAATCATTAATATCACAATACAAACAAAAACAAAAAGATAATCCAAGTGGTAACTGGAATATCGTGATTCAAGACTACGAAAAAAGATTAAAAGAGGTTATTTCCGCAGCGACAAAAAGATGGTCAAGTAATGAAGGAAATGATGCTTTAAAGGTTGGATCAGAAAAAAGAGATGAACTTAGGGGTGTAATTGAATATATTAAACAACATAACGATTTAATAACGTTACAGAAAAAAGAATGGGTTGATTCCTCGTGTAATAAACCAATTTACGTACCAACAAAATTAGTTGCAACTAAAGCCCAAATGGATAAGGTGGGGGTTTCGACATCGTTTTGTAATACGTCATTAATTGGTAAATTAACCCTGTTTCAAGTTTGCGGTGATCCAAAAATGGGTGGGGTTTTTATACGACCATCAGAACTAAAAGATAGAAGTGATTTTGATTTTAAAACGTTTACCTTTAAAAAAATACAAAAACCTGATAATGCTTTATGTATGTGTTCTAAAAGAGAAGTATACGAAGGCGAAAAAGTAACGATTAATAATGCTAAATTAGCGATAATGTGTCATCCACCTGTTAAAGGAGGTTCGCCTTATTATGTGGATATAACTACAGGTACTGTTGTGGTTAAGCCAAAAGAACACCTATTCTCATCAACAGATATGAGACAAATCCAACAAAAAATTGGTGATTGGGGTAAAGGTTGTTTTACCGGAGTTAACGATGAAGGTAAGACAGATTGGCATTGTTTGTTGGATGTTGCAAGTATTGCTGCGGTATTTATACCTGTTATTGGCCCAATAGTGTCAATGGGTATTGATGTTGTTAACGGTTTTTATTATTTCGCCGATGCCCAATTAGCTGAAACCGATTTAGATACAAACGCAGCGTATTTTTCTGCAGGACTAACAATTTTAGGTGGTTTAGGTACGGGTCTTGGTCCGGCAAGAAGTATGTTAAAATCAGCACCAAACGCATCAAAAGTTATCGGGTATGCCGATAAATTGACATATAGGTTTGCAAAATTAGGTAAAAACGCAACTGAAGCGGAATTGGCGGCAGTAGCAAAAAATTTACAAGCACAGTATAAATTAACAAAATCCGAATTAGCGATGGTTGATAAGTATATTGTTAGTTTAAATAAATTACAAGATCCGGCAATTAAAAAAATTGCCGATAATTATGTTAAATCGGTTAAAAAAATAAAAGGTAGATTAAATAGTAGTAGTTGGGAGGCGTTAATCGATAACAAATCTTTTAAGGATATTCTTTTAAAGAATGATGGAAATATATTAAAATCGATAGAACAATTTAATAAAACAAAATTAGGTAAGGAGGTTTTAACTCAGGTCGGATTCTTTGCTGGAGGTGAAGCGATACTTCCAGGATTAATTACACCATTGTTTATGGGGCAAATAAAATCAGGAAAATGGGGAACGTTTAGTCAACAACTACAGGTGAATAATAATGATTTACAACAGGTTTATGATAATTTTGGTGTTGATGTAGAAAACGAGACACAAAGAGATATCGATTTAACGTATTTAGAAAAGGCGTGGAAAGACCCTAATGCAATTACAATTAATGGTAAAAAAAGTGGATGGAGACCAGGCGAATTAGTTCCACCAAAATACCGAACACCAATTTATAAAAAAAGAGTTGCGAATGACCAAACTGATCAATATTTAAGGGATTATGACTATTTTAAGTATGTTGATTATGAGGGTAAAGAGAAAGAGGAAGAGGAAGTCTTTCCCGATTTAAAAGGTGTAATTAAAACAAATAAAACAGACGAAGATAAACCAGACAAAACATATTATTACGACAAGTCTGATGATGATTTTATTTAAAATAAAAAAATCGAACTATTTATATTAAAACACTTATAATAATGGAAAAAAATATATTAAATGAAATAACCAGACTCCAAGATTTGATGGGAATTTACACTAAACCATTAATTAACGAGAAAAAAAATACAGAAAAAAGATTAATATCTGAAATAAAATTAAAAACTAAACTTAATTTTCCTGACGTTAAATTATTTGATAAGTTTAGAAACTCGTCGAATTTTAAAAACATAGGTGGTTTATTGGATTTTAATTTTAAAAATCTTGGAGGATTTACCACTACACCACAAAATATAGATGGACTTATAAAACATTTAACGGACTTTAAACCAATTTGGATTGCGTCTTTAGTTGACAACGGAGATAGTATTCAAAAGGCAACTGGCGCCATCAATAGTTCGTTATCGACTTTAAATAAAATAAAAAATAAATCACTAAAGCTAAATTTAGGAGACCTTGTTCCGGGCAAAAACTATCGTGTTTATGAAACAATTCCTAAAGAGGGTGGATTAAGAACCGCAGTATTAGACCAATACAAAAAAAAATACGGGATTAAGACATGGGATGAGTTTAAAGTTAAATTGGGTAAAAGTGCAGACGAGTTAAAACAACTAGACGCAGACGTTAACGCGGTTAGTGACGCAATAAAGAATGCTACTGTACCTAAAGTTAAAGGAGGATCAACACCAAATCCTAAAGGAACAACAACACCAACCCTTTCACCTAGCGGTAGATATAAGGTAGGGACACCCGGACATACAGTAGAATCAACACCAAAACCTGATGGGAGTGGGTATTATGTGTGGAAGGATGTGAAAGATGAATGGCTAGGTGCTGGTGGTAAAAATAAAAATACTTTATTAGATGAGGCTTTTAAAGAAGGTTGGAGACCGGGAGATGAGATACCCGATAAATTTAAATCCGGATACGCATCAACAACAAAAACTGATGTAGATCAAATATTTGATGGATCCACAAACCTAAAAGAAAAAATAACCAATGTTAATAAAACTATAGACCCTAGAAATCCAACATACACTATTGATGAACTTAAACGAAAATTTGGTATTGAGGGGGATGGTACACCCGAACAAATGTCTAAATTGGAAAGGGCTTGGGATGCTGGATATAGAGGGGATTCAAAATTTATAATAGACGATGATTTAATAGTTAAAGATACTAAATTATCTGTGGAAAATTTAATTGGAAAAACTAAAGATACGGATGGTAATAATAAAAAATGGACTTTTGACGAATCAAAAAAACGTTTTGGTTTAGATGATGATGCACCATCTGGTGATTATGAAAAATTTTACAACGCATGGAACGAAGGGTGGAGACCTAAAAATAAAAATGGTGAAACCATACCTGTAGAACCTAAATATCAAACAGAATTATATAAAAGACAACAAGAACTTAAAGCCGGTGATTTTTTTAATAATTTACCGAAAGAAACAACAAAAGCACCTGGACCATTAACAAAAACTTGGTTGTGGATTCGACAAAATTTAATGTATAGACAAGCATCGACATGGGAAGATATACTTAGAAAATCGGCAGATGGAGATATTATTAAAACCAAACTCATGAATAGGTTGAGAGATGGTATTAATAAATTAAATTCCAAAAACTTAAATAGTATTAATCTTAACATAATAAGGGAAGAGATATTAAAGGCAGGATTTGAAGGTGACGTTAAAACTGCTTGGGCTAAAAGTACAACAGATATCTATAAATCACAATTAATTAAGGAGTTAGAAACATCTGGTTTGGACGAAGCGAGGTTGGCCAAGGCGATAGAAGTTACTAATGACTTTTTTGATAAGTTGAATGGGGCTAAGTCTATTCAGGATCTTGATAATTTAAAGGGTGTATGGTCTTTAAAAACCGGAGAATATAATGGTTTAACTATTATAGATGAGTTAAAAAAAATTGCAGAGTCGGATGGTGGTACTATGAAAATTCTACGTGGGGCTTATGGTTCTGATGTGGGTAAAGGTTTCTTAAATACAGTTTTAAATAGAAGTATAAATTTAATTAAATCGGGTAGTGTTTTTACACGTGCGGAGATATTAGCGTTTAGGGCTGCTAAAAATTTTACAAAGAATTCTGCTAAATATGATTTGTTTTGGAGGATCGTCTTTAAAAAAATACTTATACCTACAACCTATGCTTTCATGGCATATTGGGCAAACACTGGAGCAATAATATTTGAGGAGAAGACTAATTGGAATTGGTTTAAATTAGATCAAGAACCAATGTGGAAGCAAATCTTAAAAGGGATTGCTAATGGGTTTTTAGTTACTCAATTTTTTGATGGTCAAGAAAGAAGCGCTTTTGGTTACTTTTTACAATCTCTTACAAATATGTCAGGTACTGAACTTGATGATATTGCTTTAAGGATTTTTACCGCTAAAGGTAAAGAAAAGGATACCGTAACAGACCCTTATAAAATAAAATATGTTGAAGCCGGTACTAATATTGCGAATATTTATACATTTGAAGATAAATGGGTATACTTCCCAAGAGGTAAGTTTGGGTCTTACGATGAGGTACAAGCTGAAATATATAAACTAAAAACTGATGGAGTTAAGGTTGTATGTGATGAAACGGACTATAGTGATAGTAGTCCTAACTCAGAAAGATTAAGTATTCCGAATGAGCTTGCCAAGTTTTGTAAATCTTGGAAATGTAACAAAGAAACGGGTAATTGTGCTGAAGTTACAGACGGAACTGGTGTGTACAAAACAAGAGAGGAGTGTGTAGGGAAAAGTAATTGTAAAAACGCAAGTCAAGATTATGAAAAGGAAAAAAAGAAAACGGAAGATGCTGAGAAGTTAAAAAAGGCCAAAGAAGAATATGAAAAATCCCAAAACAAAACAACAACAGTTACTCCAGGACAAACAGTTGAATATTTGAAGGTTGTTGCAAATAGAGATCTAAATATATCGAATACTGCTGAATATACGCCAATGACAGAATATGGTATAAATTATAATAATAATCCAGTTTGGAGTCGTACTATTGGTGACATGATTTTTTTATTGTCTATTGACGGTAATAATAAACTTTATAAAAAGGAATATCCTTCATCTAAATATTACGACGGTAGTATTAAAACAGAACAAAAAGTGTCCGATATGAGTAATACAAGTGGATGGATTTTAGTACCAGAAAAAACAAACGAAAGTATTGACAAAATAATAAAAAATATATTATCATCTAATATGGAAATAAGAAAAAGAAGAATCTTCGAACAAGAAGATGAAAAGAGATTTGGTGAAAACAAATATGATCACCTTTACGACGCATTTACTTTTGAAAAGTACGATGATAAAACTGGTGAATTTAAAGAAATTGAGACCGACTCTTTAAAACATGGAAAAATTAAAGAAAGATTTAACGACTTTATTAAAAGATATGACACCGACGATGCGTTCGTTAGGGCAGTTGTTGATACACACGAAGACATTGCTAGAATTAAATACCTTAAAGACCAAGCAAATATTAGTGAGGCGTACTTAGCAACAGGTTTAGCGTTAGTACTTAACTCCATTAGAGAATCAAAAGGTGAATATGAAATATTTTCAGTTAGTCGATCAAACGGAAACTGGCATTTAGTAAAAGGAGATTTTAACCAAAAAGAAATGTCAAAAATGAAACTTACAAAACAAATTCCACCTGAGAAACAACCTAAGAAAAAAGAAAACGGCGTAGAGTCGTTAAAAAAAAAAGAACTGACAGGAATAACTCTTCTGAATCAAGATGAAAAAAAAGGTTTGGGTGAACTACCTATGCAGATTAAAAGGAAAGTATTAGAAAAACTTAGAAGTGGATGGGTTACTGAAAAACCATATGAATTTTTAAAAGAATTTTATAGTGTTAGCGATATAAACTCAGTATTCAACGACAAGATTAAAATATATAAGTTAAACCCAACAAAAGAATTTTTTGAGTCTTTGGCTCAAAATTCGCCAAGAGTATTTATTAGGAAAGGTTTTTGTAAGTCTTTAAATGTAATAAAGAATACAAAAATTAGTAGTGAAAGTGGAGAGAAGATTTTTAAACATATTTTAGATAAATGTCAAACAAAATTTAAAGGCGAATATGGAGTTACCCAGATTAATAAATATTTATGATAAAAGAGTTACTTGTTCTCTTTACACAAAAACAAAGAAACTTCGAGTAGATTCTTAGTTTCATAAACTTTAAAGAAAGGGAGGTGTTCCAAAATCTAAGAAAGGTATTCCGAGAGGAATACCTTTTCTTTTATTACGGTATTTATATTATATGGAATTCAATATTAGAAAAGGAGCAACACTACCATTTATTGAGGTTAATTTAATTAAGGACGGAAGAACTGACTATAATTATGTCGGAACGAACCTTAGTGGTAATACCATTTATTTCTACATGAAAAATGTGGAAACAGGATTTTATAAAATTTCAAATTCAATTGCAACTTTTTCAACAATCGATAATACAATATATTACCAATTTACAAAAAAAAATACTAATACTGTTGGTAGGTATGAAGGTGGATTTAAAATATATTCAGATCAGGGGTTAATTGATATACCGTTAAGAAATAAAATATTTATAAACGTTTTAGAGTCGATCAGTAATGTGGATTTTTGTTGTGGAAAAAATAAAAATGAGACGCCAATTATAACGCCCACTCCGACACCAACACCAACACCTACTCCGACACCAACACCAACACCTACTCCGACACCAACACCGATAAATGATACTGCATATTTTTGGGCTAGTTATAATCTTATTCCTCCTTATGATAATAATACCGTTGTTAGTATTAATACGGTAGCAAACGCCACGGATGCGGAAAATTTAATATGTAGTTTTCTTCCTAGTGGTCCTTATTGGTACGGGTATTATATAAATGTGAGTACACCAATAAGTCTCGGATTTCTATTTCCTTATGGTGGTAGTGCGAATTTCATCTTGACATATAATGGAACCTCACCAATTGATTTTAATTATAATACATATTGGGTTGTTACTGATATTAATGGTTATGTTATTGAATACACCTTGCTAAACTACCCATGTTAATAGTTATCGTATTTTTGTTTTAAATAGGGTAATGTAATATTTATAAAATAAAGTTCAATGGCTAATAAAAAAATATCCGAATTACCATATATTGACGGTGGGAAAATATCAGGAAACACTTTAGTTCCTTTGGTTACTTATTATAGTGCCACGACAGGCGATACTGTACACACATATATAACAGATTTACAAGATTATTTAATTTCAGGATTAACAGGAAGTACTCTTGTTGGTGACTTTTTACCATTAAGTGGTGGTACAGTAACGGGAGGAACAATATTTCAAAGCGGATTAACAGCAAATACAGTATCGGCAACAACATATTTGAATTTACCGCAATTTAGTGGAGGATCAGGAAACTGTATTACCGACTTATATACTTCAAATATACATTCATGCTCACCATTAAACATAAACCCTTTAGATGAGGGTGATGTTTATTTTGGATCAACAAGCGGTATTACTGTTGATGTTATTAATGGTAGAATTGGTATTGGATCATCATCGCCAGGCGCAAAACTTGATGTGAGGGCAACTGGCTCGTCATCTTCACATGTTGTATTTAGAATTAGAAATAGTGGTGACACCGCCGATTTAATATCATTTAGAGGGGATGGTTCAGAATGGGTACAATCGGTTCCGTTTAGACACGCGGCACTTTTAACAGGTACAAACAACACAACACAAGGTTTGTTTTTAGGATACAATGTTGCTAGTTTATCAACAACAAGTACAAATGCTGTAATTATTGGTAGAGGATCTGGTGCTATATTACAAGGAAATGGTAACACAATTATTGGTGATGGTTTTTCACACGGAACTTTTAGTAATTCTATTGGATTAGGTAGAGGTGTTTTTGTGAACGGATCGAATCAATTTGTGTCGGGTAGTGAATTATACCCAACAAACACATGGCTTGTTTCGACTGGAGGTGAAGTAATTAGTGCATCTAATTTAAGAGGTCTTGATTTTAAAGTTTCAGGAATGGCTGCCGGAGCATCAAATATAAGTGCCCAACCTTATCCCGTAAGATTTTACTCACCAAATGGGAATGGTTCAGGTTTAGGTAGTGACATTCAATTTCATGTCGCACCAAGTAACACAGGTGGGTCGGCATTTACTAAGAATGTGTTTAGTGAAATGTTTACCATAAGAGGTGAATCTGATGGGTTAAATCATTACCAGTTATCAACACCAAGAATACCTTCTTCGGGTTTAACGGATGGGTATATTCAATATTCTAACGATATCACTGCAGGAAACGCTGCACCACATTTCAGAACTGAAGCTGGAAATATTGTAAAATTATACACACATTCGGCAGTTACAACAACACAAGGAATCGCAAACGCATTAACAACTTTAGGGTTATTATCAGCATCAACAATCGCAACATCATCAGTAAGTGGGGATTTTTTACCATTAAGTGGTGGAACTGTATCAGGATCAACCAATTTTACAAACGGATTAACGGCAAATACTATATCAGCAACAACATATTTAGGTAATATTATCACATCAATTTCAACAGTTAGCGGTTTATCGGCTAACACCACAACCGGTAATATTCTAATAACAAACACCTCCCCTGATCAAACTGTAACTATAAGTGGTGGTACAGGGATTACAACTGGTGGGACTTATCCGAATTTTACGTTAGTTAATTCTGCTCCTGATCAAACTGTAACGTTAAGTGGAGGAACGGGAATAACAACTGGCGGAACATATCCTAACTTTACAATTACTAACTCAGCACCCGATCAAACAGTCACATTAAGTGAAGGGACAAATATTAGTGTAACGGGAACTTACCCTAACTTTACATTAGATGTTACAGGTTTAACTGATAATGACGTATTTATTACAGGTTTCACTTATGATGATAATAATAAATTTACAATAAGTAAAAATTCAGGTTCTTCATTAAACGCAACATTTAACTTAGTTTCAGGTCTAACAGTTAATGGTAATTTATCGGTAACAGGTAGTACTAATTTATATGATTTATCGGCAACTACAATTTCAGCAACAACATATCAAAATTTACCATTATCCGCGTTAACATACGTAAGTGGAGGAACATATTCTGCTGGAACTATTACATTTACAAATACAAGTGGAAGTACTTTTCAAGTAACAGGTTTAACAACCGGTTCTACATCAACCGTAGGTGGTGAGTATCTACCATTAAGTGGTGGGACGGTGACTGGAAACACTATATTTACAAGTGGTTTAACCGCAAGTACCTTAACCGTAACAGGGTTAACACAAACAAGTGGTATTACATCAACGGGAGGTATAATATTTCCACATAAAACTATCACCGCTAATTATACCGCAACAACAAGTGATTATTTTATAAACATCACTGGAGGTACATTTGATGTAACATTACAATCTGCGGTTGGTGTTGAGGGTAAATTATTAGTAGTTAAAAATGAAGGTGTTGGTATTATAAATGTTTTGTCGGTTTCAGGTCAAACGATCGACGATAGAACTGACGTGTTACTGACCAAAGGAAACTCTTTACAAATAGTCAGTGATGGTAAAAATTGGGTTATTTTAGGGTATAATATAAGTTCAACTCAGGCAAATACGGGAGTTATCCAATTTAGTGGGTTATCAATCGCATCACCCACCACGTTTACGGTTAGTCCAGCTAAAGGGTTTATAGTTGATGATACAACAAATCCTGTTATTCCATTCTTAACCTATGTTGATTACACCGGTGGTACTCATACCGCAACATATGTCACTACCACAACTGAAACTTGGGTATATCTTACAAGTGTCGGCACCATTAGTCAATCAAATATTGAGTTAACTGAACAACAGAGAAGAGAAAATATATTTTTAGGTAAATTAGGACATGCAAATAAAACAAATATTATTAATGCGTTTAGTCAACCTGATTTTGTGTTATCACCTTTATCACAATTACGTGATATGTTTAATCCTATTGGTTTTATAAATGGAGGGATATACGCATCCCCCAATGGTGTTAATTTAAGTTTTAATACAAGTGCCGGATATCTTTATGGTTTAGGTATTAATTTTGTTAATGATACGTTAAATCCTAACTCATTATATGTGTCAGGAACCACCCCTTGTACTTTTCAATATAGAACACAAACAGGCGGTACCGCATCAAATACAACATCTATTGACCCTACTAAATGGGATGTTGGTGGAGTTGTTACGCTAATTTCAGGTACAAAAGCAACCAACCAAAGAATTTATTTGGTTCAAAACGGTACATTTAGAGTTCAATATGGTCAAACAGAATATAATCAGTTAAGTGCGGCAATTGAAGGTATTGCAACAGAACAATTTAACACATTTAGTAATTTTACAAATAATGGAATTTTAATTGGTGTATTATCTGTTTTGAGTACCGCAACTGATTTAAGTGACACTTCTAAAGCACGATTCTTTTTCACGTCAAAATTTGGTGAGACTGTTGGGGCTGCTGGAGGAATTTCAACAACAACACTACAACAAGCGTATAATAACTCAACAACACCCGAAATAACCACTAATTCCACATTAGGACCGTTAAGTGTTAAAAATGGTGCTGGAACCTTAGATAACGTCACAAACGTTTTTGAGGGCGTAAATTCAGGAGGAACGACAACATCATATGTCCGTGCTGATGGTTTTATTAGTGGTAATTCGTTAAATGCGCCTAATTTAATTATTTCAGGTGGAACACAATCAATATTCTCGGGTAATAGTTCTTCAGATTTAGTAAGAATAACACAAACAGGGGTAGGAAACTCCTTTGTGGTTGATGATTCTACAAACCCAGACTCAACACCATTTGTTATAAATTCTGGTGGTAGTGTTTCAATAGGAACCACAAGTGTATTTTCAGTTGGTGGTGGATCAGAAACTAAATTAAACATATCAACAGGATCATCTGGAGTCGCAACAACAGGTCTATCCGTATCAACACCTGTAATAATTGAGTCAACGGTTGGTACAAGTATTGGTTTATTTAATCCAGATGTTGCAAATTCACAAATGTATTTTGGTACACCATCAGATGCGTTTGGCGCATTTTTAAGGTGGGATTACACAAATAGAAATTTAATTTTATCAACCGCAAATGGTACTGGTAAGTTAATTTTCCAAACGGCCAACTCTGTTGAAGCGGCAAGAATAGATCAAAGTGGTAATATGGGTATTGGTCTTACAGGAGCAACACAAAAATTTGAGGTTAGTGGTAATTCTGTATTAAATGGGTCTGTAACTGCAGGAACTACTAATATAAATGGTAATTTAACGGTTACAGGTAATACGAATGTAAGGGCATTTACCGGAACGACGGGTTACATTTCAGGGTCAGGACAAAACATATTAACAGTTATCGGATCAGGAAATTCAACTACTTCACCATTATTTACAGTTCAAGGATCAAGTGGTGAGTTATTTAGTGTAAACGACAGTTTGGTTGGTTCATTATTTAGTGTGAATGATATATCAGGATTACCGATTTTAGAGGTATTTTCTGATAACACAACATTGATGGGTTCGTATCAGGCACCATCATTAAATACAACAACAAGGGTAACTTTAACTGCTGGAACAAATACCGTTTATTCAATTCCAACAAGTGCGTACACAGGGGCATTTATTGATTACACGTTAGTTAGTACGGGAACGACGGGAGCAAGAGCTGGAAATATTATGACAATATGGAGTGGATCAACGGCACAATACACAGAAACATCAACAAACGATATTGGTAATACTACTGGTGTAACATTCTCAGTTGCGGTATCAGGGAATAATGCAGTTCTTAGTAGTTCAGCAACGACCACCGGATGGACATTAAAGACAATTGTGAGGAGCATATAAATGAGTTTCAATTATTCACCAAATTTAGTAACAGATGGATTAATTTTATGTTATGATCCGGCCAATACAAAATCATTTGTAAGTGGATCGACATCTCTTTTTGATTTAACTTCAAGTAAATATGACGCAACATTAATAAATGGTCCGGTTTATAGTGGTACAGCAATGGGGTCAATCTCTTTAGATTTAACGGACGATAGAATTAACATACCTAGTTTGGGTAATCAAACTGACGGCACAGTAAGTGTATGGCTTAGAAATAATAATGAAATTCAAACAGGAACAACAGAAGCACCAATTTTTGAATTAACTTCTGGAACAACAATACTAAATAATTCATTTACATTAGTGTTTGGTAATATCGCATTAGCAACAAATAGGGTTGAGTTATTTTCAATCTACTTACGTTCTGACATAACGTACCCAAATGGAGGTCTTGGTAATTATATCGCATCGGACTTACCAATAACGGGTTCAACAATACCTGTTGGTTGGCACAATATTGTTGTTTCAAGAGACTCATCAGGAACAAGAGTTTATTTTGATAACGTACTTTTAGGGTCACCGAGTCAAGGAAATAACATAACGACAATCACAACAACTCAAGTCCCTTTTAGTGTATCAGGTTGGAATAATAATAAATTTGGGAGGACCTTAAACGGGTTAGTTTCCCATTTTAGTGTATATAATAGAGGTCTAACAACACAAGAAGTTAATATAAACTACAATACACTTAAAAAAAGATTCGGATTATAATGGCAGGAAGAATATCATATTACGGAAACATAGTAAAAAATGGTTTAGTACTAGATTTAGATGCGGCAAAACGAGATTCATATCCCGGAACAGGAGCGGCATGGAACGATATAAGTGGAAGTGTGAATAACAAAACATTAATAAATGGCCCGACATTTTCAAGCACAAACGGAGGGTCAATATTATTTGACGGGACCAATGATTATTTATCTAACAATTCATACAATCCATTTGTAGTTGGGTCGATGACTTATGAAATTGTATTTAAAGCAAATTCTAATCCAATTAATGGTCCGTTAGGTTCTTCAGATATTGTAAATACAACACCTTATTTTTATTTAGATTATGGAGGTGGGAATATCAGAACATATCATTTTGCCAGTTCTCCTCAATATTTTACAGTGCAATCCTTATCTGTCGGCACAATTAATCATTTTGTGTGCACAAGAAACGGATTAACTGAAAGTAATTACGTTAACGGTACCGGTACATTAGGTAGGACTTTATTTAGCTCTGCGGGAAATTCAAATGGTTTTGGGGGTGTGGGTGGATTTTCAGCATTATCTTTATATTTTAACTGTAATATATATTTAATTAGAATCTACAACCGAGCATTATCCGCATCAGAGGTCCTACAAAACTATAATGCAACAAAAGGAAGATATTTATAATTATGGAAACACAAGAATACCCAAACAGAGAATTTATGATATTCAACGTATCAGAATTAAACACAATAGACTTTACACAAGTCTTAGAGACCTCAATTGATACTGTTAGAAGATCTGTTGACGGAACAAAGACATTTGTAAAATGGGATGGAAATACAATACCGTCAAGTGTTGATAATTTAACAACAAAGGAAGGTCCTTATACGTATGATGAAATATTAACAATATTGGGTGGTCCTGAATGGACTTCAAATGATGAATTAGTATGAGTACTGTAGGTGGTGGTGTTAATATTGTAACTAATGGTCTTGTATTATATTTGGACGCATCAAACACTAAATCCTATGTTAGTGGATCAACCACTTGGAATGATGTTAGTAGAAGTGGGAATAATGGAACGTTAACAAACGGACCGACGTTTAATTCTGAGAATGGTGGGAGTATTGTGTTTGATGGATCAAATGATTTAGTTGAAATAACAAACTCAACCTCATTAACTTCTTTTACTATATCAATGTGGTTTAAAATGACGGGCCCCGGTAGTACCGGAGGTGCTTCAAATACTACTTATAATTCTTTATTTGGGATTAATAGTGGACTTAGACGAATACTTGTTGCAACATCTGCAAATACTGGAGTTGAAGAAGGAAGAATCTTAGTACAAATGGGTGGATCAAATTATTTTAGTTCATCATCCACGGCTACAGTAACAAATCGTTGGAATAATGTTGTTTATACTTGGCAAGCAAATACTGCAACCATTTATATAAATGGAATTGCTGAAACGACTCAAACAAATAGTAGTGTTACATTTCCTGCCGCTAATTTATTTTTAGGTGCGTATAGTAATCCGGTGGTAGCGTATGCAATGAAAGGTAATATTTCTCAAACTTCTATATACAATAGAGTCCTTACATCGTCAGAGGTACTACAAAACTATAACGCAACTAAATCACGTTTTGGTCTTTAATATATTTATATGATATGGCAAATGAGTTAAACATAAAAAACGGATTTATATCCAAAGGAAATTCCACAGTGGATGGGATAATTAGTGGGACAACATTTAAGAACGACACCATAGACACGTCAGCAAGAAATTTATTTGCATCAGATTTAACACCAACCATTGATTGGGAATCTTGTTTATTGGCTGGTTTAGGTGGTTCTTCATCATTTGATTGGAACCAAAGATTAATGTACGATACTGGGCCTAATTTAGTGATTGATTGGCAAAATCTAATATTGTACGACGGAGCAACCAACGTTGTTTTGGATTGGCAAAATAAAATAATGACTGGTATGACAAACATACAGTCATCTACAATTTCCGCAACATCTTTAAATTTAAGCGGATCACAAATAGACTCCGCTTGGACATCTTATGTTCCGGTTTGGACTGCCGCGTCTGTTAATCCTGTAATTAATAATGGGACAATAGAAGGGTACTATAAACTAATCGGTAAAACTTGTTTTGTAAGAGGTAATATTGCGATGGGTAGTACGACAACATTTGGTACTGGTGAGTGGTACGTGTCAATGCCGTTTACTGCTGCTAATGCGGATGCAATATTAATGACTGCGACTTTATTGGATAATGGATCTGCTTGGTATAATGCAACTATGGTAGGGGGTAGAGCTGGATTCAATAATAAAGCTCCCTTACAATATGTAAATTTTACAAATGGAACTGCAAGTGATGTAAACGCAACTCAACCATTTACTTGGGCAAGTACTGATAGATTTATTTGGAACGGATCATACGAAATTGCTTAATTCAAAATATATTCGTTCTTTAGTACCAACCATCTGTTTATACCACAACCCCTTATCATCCATCCAAACATAAGGATCGTCAGGATTATCGGTCCACCCGTGTTTAGAATAATAGTCAAAATCTTTTCTTAATAAATTTGATCTATGAGATGAATGAAAATCTTCGTCACCCAACCAATGAGGTAAAACGAACTCACCCTCAATTACATCATACTCCATTGTGTTTTTAAAACCACGAGACTTCCACACGTCAATAGAGTCGTTGTAATACTGTTTAAGTGCATTTACATAATCACGCCACATAACAGAACACGGATGTGATGTCCAACCTTTATAGGGTTGTCCGTTTTTCTTTGGTCTACCTGTGATTGCCGATATGATCTGATAAGCCTCAACACGTTGTTTACCTAAACGTTTATTGTCTAAAGATTCTAATGATTTTCTAAAATCTGAATATGGAAGGAATGTTTGCATACCACAAAGATACAACAATTTTTGATATAACCGATTGACTTAAATGATTTTTTATGATATATATTATATAAATAAACGTTTAATTTTTATAAAATGAAAAAGTTAGTATTAGTGTGTCTTACGGTTTTGACCACAATTTCTCTATTGACTTCTTGTGGTGAAAAAACGGCAACTGAAAATGCTACACCTAACGCAACAACTGTAGAATCTACAACAAACGCTACGGAAGAAGTTGCTGACACAACAAAAAATTAATTTTCTGTTTCTCTAGAAAGTTAGCCTCACTCTTAATAAGATGTGAGGTTTTTTTATTTTCCGTATATTTATATTAAAATATTAATGAAATCAGAATTACTGTTAGAGGAACTTAAAAGAATAAATACTGTTATGAATTATAAGGTCGGTGAACCATCGACTAAAAACAATAACAACCTCTTTGAGTCTCGATTTAAAGAAATGTTAATTTCAAAATTGGAGTCTATACATATTATCGAAGAACAGAAAAAAAACGACTCCGTATTATCAGAACAATGGGCAAGGGGTAAAGACTCGATAGGTTATTGGAAAATTTTATATGACCAACTAAAAAAAACGGGTATTGATGTTAAATATGGTGCAAACGGAAAACAGGTTACCGACCCGACTAAATCCAGTTTTATGTACTGGAGTGGTTGGATAATAAATTACTCACTAAGTGCGAATGGGGGTTATCCGGTATCGTTTACTGATTCGGCAGCAAATGTAAGTATGACGTTTAAATTCCAAGGAGGTAAATATGCGGGACAACCAGCTGCTAATATTATTTTAGAACCAAAAACCATAACATCAACATTCAATTTAGGTCAATTTGGAAAGTTATCAAATAAACGAGTATCAGATGTGATTGCTAAATATAAAAAAACAAACCCAAAGGCTGTAGTATCCAATCAACCAACACAACAAGATCTTAATACTGCACAAACCGTATTTGACGAACTTAAAAAAGCATTTGATGGTGGTGGAACTTATGAGGACGATGCGATCACTGCGTTTAATAAAATTAAAAACAAACCAACATTAGATAGACTTAATCAACTGGTTAAAGCTAGAAAAATGTCAGGGATTAATAGTGTATATGATTGGTTAACCGATGAAATGAGTGATTATGATTATAAACAATACAGAACAATATGGGATAAACTTAAAAGTATTGATAAGACACTTGTGGCTCCGAAAGTAAATAACGCATTAAGAGTGGCTTCTGTTGTTGGTGATGTTACGGGTATAAATGCTGCGGTTTCTGTGGGTGAGGGTATTGGTAAGGCAATACAGACACTAAAAAATATGACTGTTGGGGACATAATGGAAGGATTCAGGTCTTTTTTAGGTGGTGTTGCCGGTGGTGTTGTTCAGATTTTATTAACGGTTTTTGGTGGTCCTTTAGGTGCGGGTATTAATTTATTTGCTTGGGCGGTATTACTAATATGGGATATATATCAATGGACTCAAGGTAAGCCAAATTGGTGGAACTTAATTTTAGATACGTTTTCGGTTGTTACCGCAGGATTGGCAGCCAAAGCGTTAGCACCAGCAAAGGCGGTCGCATCAGAAGCAAAAACTTTACCACTATTAATGTCAGCATTAAAGAAAGGATTTCCAACCGTATATAAATACGTTGCAGGGTTTGGTGGCACATTAGTTAAATTAGGGGGGAAGGCAGTAACGGGAGTTAAAAATGCGTTAGGTTGGTTATCAAGTAAATTACCATTTTTTTCTACTATGTGGAATAAATTAAATGGTATGATCTCAAAAATAGGTGATTTAGTTAAAAGTCTTGATGATGCTATCGGTACTGCAGTTAGTGGTAAGGTGATAAGTAGTATCAATAATAAAGTTGGTGGTTTTATGCAAAAATCATTTCCTAAACTTGGTGAGTTTTTTAAATCACCTAAAGGTATTGAGTTGGCTAAAAAACTAACGGAAAAAGAGGCGGATGCGATTGGTGAATACATTTCTGGTCCTATTAGAGGTAAAACTATAGAAGCGTCAACGGAATGGGTATGTAAAAACGGCACAAAAGCCCAATGTGACGCATTTAAAGGTGGTAATGAATATTATAAAATAGCAGTTAACGTTTCAAAGGTTGGTAAGTCAGGAACTGAAATTAATAGTACGGTAAAGAAAAAAGAAGGGGCTTCCGAGTTAGTAAGTAAAACTGCAGCCCATTTAGGCGCCACTAAAGAAATTGTTCCAGGTGAAGAGGAGAAAAAACCATAAAAAAACCCACCATAATTAAATAGTGGGTAGTACAAAAAGTCTAGGGTGGAGGTGCGGAGGCTCGAACTCCGGTCCATAATATCCTGTCAGATAAGGACTACACGTTTAGGTTGACATTTTCTAACGTCCCAAAATATTTGATTTTTTACTTGACCAAAAACAAGGTTAATCCGTTCTTCATCATCGTAGATCAACAACCAATGAACGACTCGATTTCGGGTTCAGTCGTATTCCACCTTAAAGGACTTCTGTTGCTAGGTTATATGTCCATCGACCCCCGTTTCCGTGCTTAACTTAAGCTACAGTAACTTGCTCAGTTGCAATTAAACCAACCACTGAAAGGTTATCAAGTACGTTGCCGTATATAAATGTGAATCAGTTTTTAAAGAGATTAATTCAGTCTCTACGTGCCCTTATTCCTCAGCCGATACCTGTCAAATCCAAAAACACCCCCATATTTTCAAAGAACTTATACAAAGATAATACAAATGTTTTGATTATCCAATATATTTATATAAATATGTTAAAGAAAAAATTTATTTTTGAGGACGAGGAAGAACAAGAGTTAACGGATTATCAACAAATATCAAGAATGATAAAACGCAAGATAAGTGCAAATGCTGTTGAGTTTTATAATTCAGAAGGGGAAGACTTTTCAGATCATATTGAAATTAAAGACGATGGTATAATGTTTACCTTTAATGGGTTACAAGATTTTTTGACATTCTTTTTTCCTGACGATTACTCAAAAGAAGATAATTCGGAGGGGTATTATGATGCATCCTATTATGAATTGATGTATGAAAAACGATGGGATTGGTACGACGACTTTTCAAATAGGAATTCCGACGATTGGTCAGAGGGATATATCGTCCAATCGTTTAGACCTGTACATTTGGAATTACTTATAAGTTTGGCAAAATATTCATCACCAGATATGTATTCTAAACTCTCTAAAATCACAACAAACGACTTAAATGATAACATGTCAAAAATAATTTCTTCTTTTTTAGAGACGATAGGTCTTGAAAGTGATATTGTTGAGTTATACACCGATTCAAATGTTGATGCCGTTAGAGACTCAGTCCCAAAAGGAATTGAGGATAAATTGTGTAATTGTTTAAAACCGGTTGGTATTGATCGGTATAGCGATAGATATTGTTTTTGGAAATACCATATGGGGTGGGGAGATGCTTTATTATTATTTGCCAATTATGGTACAGATGATGATAGTTTTTTAGATCTGTTATTTTCTACAATTAAAAAAACGGTTAGGGCATATTTACCGGAATATTATGAAATGGAGTCAAATTATTGGGATAGTGAAAAGTTTGAGGAGTCTTGGTTACCGGGTTTAACAAAAATACTTGAAAAGAAATTGGAAGATATTGAAGAAAATCCGGATAATTACGATAAAAATTATTTTAACGTTGTTGATAAAGTTATGGAAATTGGTGGTGTTGACGTTTGGATTAAAACAAAAGATGGAAAATACGAAATAAGAATTAACGGGATTGAACCGGATACGTCATTAATTTATTACACAATGAAAAGAAAAAATGGGTGGGACGCCAAGGGTGGTAAAACAGATATTGACAGTTTTTTAAATTTAATCTATAACGAAAAAATGTTTGACCTTTTAGAACAAGCCAAGAAATTTTCAATTCTTAGAAATAAGACGTTCCTTTAAAATCTCATATAAATAAGGGACATCGTCGTCACTTATAAAAACGGAAGCACCATCATATATATCCGAAATCGTGATCCCGTCTTTCTCTTCAATTACATCAACCGTTTCCAATTGATGGATATCCTCTTCTTTTAAATCATCGTCCATATCAAAACCAACCAAAGAGTTCATTACGGTTTGTGATGTATATGTGATCGGTTTATAAATGTATTCATATTTCTTATGACCAAGTTCCTTAACCATATTTTTTCCAACCTCAATTGAGCATCTTACGTCTTCAATTGATACGAACTCTTGGTTTGAATGCATATTATAATACCCACAAGACATATTAATACAAGACACGTCAGACTTTTTCTTTAGTTGAGATATATCGGTATAAGGGTGAGATTGAATTAACATTTCATTTCCAAATGAATCTTCAATGACTTTGATTGTTTTGGTGAAAAATTCACTTTCACGTTCAAATAAACGAACTCCCGAGCAAATCTCGGAGATTAAATGATTTCCTGGGGCATCGTATTGCGTAATGTATCCAACATCTTGTAAGAAGTTTTCATCACATTTGCTTGATCCGTGACACCCTGTTTCTTCTGAAACAAATAATCCGATCTTAACTTTGTCTAATTGTTGTAAAAGTTCCAAACAAATAAAAATACCACATTTGTCGTCACCACCAATACCGGTTGGGTTTCCGTCTTCGGTGTATGCCTTTAAACAATCAACCTCCGTTTTATCAAAGGTTTTTCCAAATGTGTTTGGTCGTATAAGTTTTTCTTCTTTTACTATGATTTTATCTACCTTATGATGAACGGTGTCCGTGTGGGCGATAAACATCGGGTAATATTCACCTTCGTTTAGTTCTCCTTTTGTTGCATATATATTCATCATATCATCTCGGTAGTAGGAGACGCCTGGAATTGTGTCAAGTTCGTTACAAAGAAATTCTACCATATCTTCTTCTTGATATGTTTTGGAAGGAACTGATAGTAGGTCTTTGAATTTTTCTAAGTTCATTTAATATTTTTTATAAAGATACGATATTTATATTATAAAACAAAGTTATGCGTAAAAAAATCATATCTGAAGATGAAATAAAAAGATATAAAGACTTAATGGGTTATAACTCAAAAAAATCTAACGGACTTTTAAGTGAAAATCATAATACTTTTTTGGTTGAGGTGTTCGATAAAGAATATTTATCTGAAGACGATAGAATTAGATCTCTACATTTAACAGCAATAGATGAGCAAAATAAGAAAAGGGTTAATAAGAATATTAATTTAGGTATTGGTAAGTTACGATATACTAAATCACCATCATCGAGTAAGGGATACGCAAAAAGTGGTAGTTTAGATCCAAAGGAAGGGCTTGGTTCTTTTGCTATTGGATATGCGTACCAAAGTTTATACGGTAAAAATAGGCAATCTCAGATTAAAGAATATAATACAGAAGAAGATGCTAAATTAATTTATGATTATATGATTAATGGTAAAAAAGTAAGTAAAAACGATTTCAATGATTTTAGAGCTTACAATTTTATTGATCGCGCGGAAAACCAAATTAGTGGAGATAATTTAAGGGGATTCGGAGGAAAATTTAGAACAATATACCAAGTTTTAAAAGATGAGAAAGCGGTTATAAACAAATTAGTCCAAACAAGTAAATTTCAAACTCAACTTACGATATGGGAAGATATTAAAATAAACGATCCAGCATATGCTGCGGATATTATCATGTATGTATTGTTAAACAAATGGGTTGAGAGGGTTGTTTTGAAAAAGATGGGGGTATCAACCAGAATACCTGATGAAGAAATTGTTTATGAAAAAGAGGGAACTGAAGGTAGTACCCCTGGTGATGAAAGTAGTGAACCGGGAGAAGAAGAATCATTCGTTGAGTTGCAAGGTGCTGATTTTGGATTAGATAGTCAAGGTGTTGATAATCTTTATCTTGACAATATGTCAAAGGCGGACACTAGAGTTAAAACAAAAATAAATGAGGAAATAATTAACCCGATACTTGAGGTATTACAAAACATACCTGAAACCGTAGAGGCGAAAAAAATAATATCAAAAGTACAAGGTAAGAAAAAAATAACATGGAGAGCCTGTGTTAATAGTATAAGTGGTAATGCAAGCGCTAGCAGATTTAGAAACACAAGTCCAGCGGATAAATTAACATTCAAACAACTAGCAGAATTAAGACTAAATAATGCCAAAGATTATTTAATATCGGAACTTATGGTAAAATACCAAATGCCTTGGTGTAAAAAAGAACCAATTATAAAATTAAACCCGAACGGATCTAACGGTGATGGTACTAGTGGTCCTAACCCACCAAAAGATCTTGGTTATTACATACCTAAAGGTGAATACCCTATGACCAAGGCATGTTCATACGATGTAGATGAATGTAAAATAAATGGTATTTTAGTTAAACGTGACGAATGTGGACTACCTCACAGTAATAAAAAAAGTTATGATAAATACAAATATACCAATTTAAATGTTGAGGTAGCATTTAACTTCGATTTAATGGACTTGGAGGAACCATTTAAAGATCCACCAATTGACGACAAAAAAGAGGGAGGAAAGGAATCAACTCCCCCTATTGAGGATAGATTACCTAAAGAAGAAGTACAATCAAGTGATAAAACATATAGTGCTGATTTTTATGGTGGTGAAAAATTTACCGAAATAAAAAGAAGGTTAACTTGGAAATGGGCTAAATTGAAACGAAAAGGTGGTGGGGTAAAACTTGGTGGGGAAAGTTATATAGGTAGAAAAGTAAAAACAATAAAATGTTATTTTTAATCTCATTTCTCACCCATAACACCAACACATATAATTTCATTATCAACTGAGTAATCGAACAAGAATATAAATCTATTTCTATATGCACTCATGGCTTTTTTATGTGAAGGGGATCTCATGAATGCGTCGAAAATATATTTAGCAATTTCTTTATTATTCATCTTATCGTAATTACCGATACGACATAACACTTCTGAATTGTACAAATAACTGTCCTCAAACTTTTTATTTTTGTTTACAGTCTCTCTAAACCTTAAAAATATAGATTCGTATTTTCTTTCTGGATGGTCGTGAGATAAAAACATATTTTTTTTACCTTTTAAGTAATCCATTTGTATTTTAGCAACCGCAGATAGTTTTTTATCCACTTTTGGTTTAAAGTTACCAGGATAAACTTCAGATACGTAGATAGAATCGAAGTACTTAGAAACGGAGTCTAAGTCTTTTTGTGAAAGAGTCACTAAAGATAATGCTAAAAATAAAGAAGTTAAAAGAAAAGTTTTCATAGTGGTTTATTTATACTACAAACTTACGAAAACTTTTCTGTTCTACAAAATCATTTTTTTCTTTTTGCTGGTTTTTTTACTTTAACCTCAGTTTTTTTATCCGTTTCATTATATGACAAGATAAATTTAGACCCCTTCTCTGGATTATCCGATAATATTTTTTCAGTTACCGAATCATCCACCCATTTTTGAATTGTCCTTTTTAATATTCTCGCTCCGAACCTTGTATCGGTACCAACAGAAATGATGTGTTTTTTCAAACTCTCGTCCACCTCCAAATCAAACTCAATACTTTCAATTCTTTTATATACCTTTTCAAGTTCCAAGTCAACTATTTTTAATAAATCAGTTTCACTAAGGTCTTTAAAATAAATAATCTCATCGAAACGATTTATAAATTCAGGTGCAAACTTTTTAAATAATTCTTTCTCTAAAACCGATTTTATCTCCTCCTCTCTTTTTTCAATTTTGGATCCCGTTGAAAACCCAACCCCTGTACCAAAATCCTGAACAATTTTTGTTCCGATATTAGATGTCATCAAAATAATACAGTTTTTAAAGTTGATCTTTCTTCCGTGACCATCAGTTAAAAACCCTTCATCTAACATTTGTAAAAATATGTTAAAAATTTCAGGGTGAGCTTTCTCAATCTCATCTAATAAAATAACCGAATATGGTTTGTTTTTAATCTTATTTAAAAACGGAGAACCATCTTCATACCCAACATAACCTGGTGACGTTCCCGTTAATTTTGATGTTGCAATTTTATCTGAGAACTCACTCATATCCAATCTGATTAACGAATCTTCAGAATTAAACATATGTTTTGCAAGTTGTTTTGCCAACTCCGTTTTACCGACACCCGAATTACCAATTAATAATCCACTGAATATTGGTTTTTTTGGATCGTTTAATCCCACTTTATTTCTTTGGATTGCTCTTGATATTTTTGCAACCGCATCTTCTTGTCCGATAACCTTTGTTGATAGTGTTTCTTTTAGGGTTCTTAATTGTTCTGTCTCATCGGTCGACACTTTGCTAACCGGAATCTTTGTCATTAAGGTTACGACATCATACACAACGTCTTCAGTCACTTCTCTTTTAAATAGGTTTCTATTTTTTTCAAACTCAGATTTTTCTCTTTCTAAGTCTGATATGATCTTTCTTTCTTTATCTCGTAAATTTGCCGCTTCCTCATATTTCTGGCTGTTGATAACCCTAACCTTTTCTTCTTTTATTTCATTGGCTTGTCGTTTTAAGTCCTCAATAATTTCAGGTAATTTAATTTCAACCTGAGATCTCGCCCCAACCTCATCAATAATATCAAACGCCTTATCAGGAAACTCTCTATCTGTAATATATCTATCAGCCAGTTCAACACATAATCTTAATATGTCGTCGCTATATGTGACTTTATGATGATCTTCATATCTGTTTTTTGAATTTTGGAGTATCATTAACGTCTCTTCTTTCGTTGATGGGTCAACCATTACCTTTTGGAACCTTCTTTCCAATGCTCCGTCCTTTTCAATGTTTTTTCTGTATTCCTCTAATGTGGTTGCTCCGATACATTGTAACTCACCTCTTGAAAGTGCCGGTTTAAATATGTTGGAAGCATCCATTGATCCTGATGAATTACCAGCACCAATCATTGTGTGGATTTCATCAATAAAAATAATGATATCAGGATTTGCATATAATTCTTCAATGATAACCTTCATTCTTTCTTCAAATTGACCACGATATTTTGTTCCTGCAACAATTGATGTCATATCCAAAGAAACAATTCTTTTTCCTGATAAGTTTTGAGGACAATCCCCCTCAAATATTTTTTTGGCCAAACCTTCAACAATTGCAGTTTTACCACAACCAGGTTCACCTAATATAATAGGGTTATTTTTCTTTCTTCTTGAAAGTATTTGTGCAATCCTATTAATTTCGTTTTCTCTACCAACAACAGGATCCAATTTACCTTCCTCAGCCAATTTAATAAGGTCTCTTGAAAAGTTATCTAATACCGGAGTTTTTGTTTTGGTTTCCGCGTTTTTATTTTTAGATTTGTCTGATTCGTCGTAAGATTCAATCATAATACGTTTTTTAATATTTTTATTTGGTTAAAAGTTAAATGAATTCATTATAATAATCAATGTTTTTTTATAATTGTCATAGTGTCAGTTTAATACTGACATTTTGTCATACTTTTATATTTGGCATTTTATTGGTGAATAAATAATCAAAATAAACTTATAAACAATAAAAATTATGTTATTTAGAAACTTTTACAACTTAAACCGTCTATTTAAAGACTTAGAACTATCTCAGTCAGAAACTGATGATGGGGAGTGGGAAAGAAAAACGTATGTATCAGACACCGGTCTATTTTCGTATTCATACGTAATAAGAAAACCAAAACAAATGGATGAGGTATCATCATTAAAAAAAGAATTAGATAAACGTATTGAGGAACAAGATTTTGAAGGGGCGGTTGAGATAAGGGACAAAATAAAAAGTTTGGAAAAAAACAAAGAGAAAATAAGTAACCTTAAAAAACAATTGGACGAATCAATTAAACTCCAAGACTTTGAGAGGTCAATAGAATTAAGAAACAAGATCGACTCCCTAAAATAAGAAGAACCACCTGAAAGGGTGGTTTTTTTTTGTTCTGTGTTTTTTTAAAAACCGACATATTTACTATTATGGAACCATTTAAATATTTTATGGAGGAATTAAACCTAATCGAAGATATTGAAGGAATATATTATAGAATAAGGTTAATTTTTCAACGAGAGGGTTGGTCAGATGAGGACTTACAAAAACCGCCGTACTATCCACAAGACCTTATGAAGCTTTTCCATAAATTCTCAGATGAGAGAGATTCTATTTTTAAAACTGTGCGTGACTATGGGTTTGATGTTGACAAGGTATCTTTAACCGACTATATTCATAATAAGTTAAAAACAATAGACGACATAACACCATTAAAGAATTGATTATGGCAATTAAAAAAACAACAATCGAAGGGACTATTATTACATGTGAAATAGAATCAAGTAATTTAGTAAAAACAATATATGATTCAGAAACTAAAAAATTAGTTACGGAATTTAAAAACGGGGTTAAATATGAGTATGACGAGGTTCCTCATAACATATATGCACAATTCAGATTATCTGAATCACAGGGTAAATTTTTTAATTCCAACATATCTAAAACATACAAATATAAAAAATTAGACAAATAATTCTTACGCCATATTTATATACATGGCAAATACTGAAAAAATTATTAATAGTTTTTATCTACAAGAGGAATTTAATCCAGATGTTTGGGATAACTCAAACGATCCAAATACCGTAAAACTTAAACCCATAATAAAAGAACGACTATTGAAGGTCGCAAATCTTTTTATTGAATTTTTGGACACTGAACTATTCGTTCAAGATGTTATTTTTGTTGGTTCTTTAGTGGGATACAATTGGAGTGAGTTTTCGGATTTTGATATTCACATTGTGATAGATATAAATGAATCCGAAAATCGTGAAATGTCCGAAGAATTATTTAGACTAAAAAAAACCGTTTTTAATGCTGCCCATAATATTATGATTAAAGGTTACGAGACCGAATTGTATGTGCAGGACTCTAACGAAAAAAACGAAAGTCAAGGAGTATATTCTTTAATTTACGATAAATGGTTAAAGAAACCAAAAAAAGAAGATTTCAAAATAGATGAAAAAAAATTAAAATCCAAAGCAGAACAATGGATGGATATTATTGATGGTGTTTTAGAAAATGCTGAAGATGAGGACATTGAGGACGCGGTTAAATTGGTTAAAAAATATAGAGAAAAACTTCGTAAATATAGAACCTGTGGATTAAGAAAAGAAGGGGAATATTCCTATGAAAATTTGGTGTTTAAATTTTTAAGGAGAAACGGATATATCACTAAACTTGAAAACTTTAAAAATGCGTTTGTAGATAAAAAATTATCTTTAGAACAAGAAAATAACGAATAAAAAATAAATTCTTAAATAACGATATATTTATATGTAGGCATTAGCCTTAATTTTTATATCAATAAAAAAAATAATAAGTAAAACATGGCAGATTTAAGACCTTTAGGTAGTGAGAAATTGGAGGGTATCGATAAAATAAAGCGTATTATGGAAATCGCACGATACAACGAACCAACTACTTTTATTAGTGAGGAACAAAACACTTTAACATATAATATTAAATTATCCGATGGATATACATATGGAATTGTTAAAGAAAAAAACGGATACATTATAAAAAAATCAATTAATGAATCACCGATGGAATACATCGACAATATGAAAGGTAGAAAATATTATCGTTCACAATCAGAAGCATTAAAAAGATTAAACCTTACGGCAAAAGAAATTAATAGAGTTAGTGATTACTCAGAAAATATTCCTTTAATAGGGGAACAAAAAAAATTCGTATTAAAAACGAAAAGTCCTGAAGGACCAACCCCTGATGTGGATGCGGCACCACCCGCACCAGCACCAGAAGCACCACCAACACCTGAACCCGCAATGGCAGCAGAACCCGCAATGGCAGCAGAACCCGCGGTAGGAGCGGAACCTGAAATGGGAATGGAACCTGCGGTAGGAGCGGAACCTGAAATGGGAATGGAAGAACCAGCAATGGGTGCAGAACCAGAGATGGAAGACCCTGAAATGGGTATGGAAGATGACGAAGATATGTCAGGACCTGTCGGATTAAAAACAATACAAAAACTAACAGGTAGGTTAAGTCAAAAAATCAGATCGTTTGATAAAGATAACGGTTTAGATTCTCAAGATATTAAATACGTCGTAAATTCAATTTTATCGGCAATTGATTTAACCAAATTAGACGATGAGGATAGAGACGATATTTTAGATAAATTAGAAGATTACGAAGCGTACGGTGAAGAAGGTGAGGGTGAATTAGATTTATCAGGAGAAGATATGGATGCAGAGCCTGAAATGGGTATGGAAGAACCAGTAATGGGTGGTGAACCAGGAATGGGAGAACCTGAAGGGGTTGAAATCCCACCTATGGCAGAATCAAAAGTAGAGAGAATACTTAGAGGGTATTTTAAAATATCTGAAAATGAAAAACCATTATTAGAAGAAAAAAGAAAAAAAGACTTTTTAAAAAGTAAAATGACTCAAATTAAAGTTAAGAATGAAATCAAACAATTAAGTGAGTCAAAAATACAAATGGAAGTTAGTTTAGAATTAATGAATGAAAACGCTAAATTTTTAGGTAAAACAAATAAAGAAAATTTAGTATTTGTTAAAAACGGTAAACAATTTAAAGTAACACCAAGAGGAAGAGTTATATGAATTTAGTATATGTAAATGAATTAGGACCAAACTATAAAGGTGATAACATATATGAGTTTATCTTTTCAGATTTGGATGATGTTTGGGGTGATGAGTGGGATGCTGAACCAGCATCAGGAAAACCATCTCCACCCGATGTTAATTACATAAAAAAAGTTGGGGTATTAAAAAACTCAGAAATCAATTTAAATTTAATACAAAATTCAGATTTCTTTGGTATGTACGACTCAATCGATGGTGTTATAGCTTTGGCTTGGGAAAGTTCAGATAGTGATGATATATTAATACACAAAAGAAAACGATTAGTTTTTCAATATGGTGAAAGTGAGGAAAGTGTTGAAAACAAAATATATGAAAGAGATATCGTATTAAAATGGGAAAAAAATTTAGTGCAAGATGAGAAATATGAATCCTAAAATAGTTAAACTACTTAATAAAGGGTTATCTATACATACCCTTGAGAGACTGTCTGAAGAACAGTTAAATGTTTTATATGCAAGGGTTTTGAATGAGCAAGCACCTCCAAACGAGGTAAAAAAAGTAACATCAACACAAACTACCGTTCCGCCGAATGGTTCTGCAAATGTACCTACAGGTGCGAAGGTAGAAAATAAAGGAGGGAAAACAATTATTACAACTACAGAAACCGAACTAGGTGAAGAAGAAAAAGAAATTGAAGAAAAATCAGTATCTAAACAACAACAAAAACTTATGGGTTTAGCACTTTCTGTTAAAAGGGGAGATACAGCAAAAACTAAAGTTTCTAAAAAAGTAAAAGACATGTCTAAAAGTATGTCAAAAAAAGATTTAGAAGATTTTGCGTCAACAAAACACAAAGGTTTACCTAAAAAAAAGGAAACAAAAGAAAATGAAGACGTTAAGAATCTTGAGGAAAGTATAATGAGGTTAGTTGAAAAACATCTTTATCCTGAAGTAACAAAAAAAGATTTACTAAATATAGTAAATAAAAGATAAAACTAATGAATGTCGTTAACAAAGGAACAAGCCTTATTGGAATATGCGAAGTGTATAAATGATACTCCATACGCACTAAAAACCTATTTACAAACTTACGACAACACACAATCGCAATACGTACCCTTAGAGTTATTTAATGATCAAGTTACCTTGGTTAAGGATTACGATACTTGTGAGGAAAATATCGCATTAAAATATCGACAAGCCGGAGTATCTACAGTAACATCCGCTTGGGCATCAAAAAGATTGGTTTTTGCCAACAAAAAGAAACCTGAAAAAATTCTAATTATTGCAAATAAAATGGATACTGCCGTTGAGATGGCAAATAAAGTCCGAGCGTTTGTTGACCAATGGCCAAAATGGTTAGGGGTTGGTTTCTCCAATGAGAAGAACGCACAAAGACATTTTAAATTAACCAACGGATGTGAGGTTAAAGCGGTTGCAACGTCAAAGGATGCCTTGCGTGGTTATACACCAACAATATTAATTTTTGATGAGGCTGCATACATCAACGCAGATGAGGATTTTTGGTCTGCTTGTATGGCTTCCCTATCTACAGGTGGTAAAGTGATTGTAATATCAACACCAAATGGTTTTGATCCAATATACTATTCAATCTACAGTCAAGCGGTTAAAGGTATAAATGATTTTAAAATTACTGAAATGTATTGGTTTAGGGATCCAAGATATTCAAAAGATTTAAAACTCATCAAATGTAATGATATCGTACACTATATGTTGAATCGGGCAGATTATAAAGACGAGGAAATAACATTAGATTATTCAAACATAAAAGTCTCCGATAGAGACTTTGAGGAAATAAAACAAAAAGTAGAATCGGGATATAAAGCGTATAGCTCTTGGTTTGAGTCTATGTCCAAAAAATTAAAATTTGATAAAAGAAGGATATCACAAGAGTTAGAATGTAACTTTTTAGGATCGGGGGATAATGTGATTCCGTCTGAAACAATGAAATCTATTAAAGAAAAACACATTAGAGAACCTGAAAATAAATTTATGGGTGGTGCTCTATGGCAATGGAAAGAACCTGTACAAGGTCATCGTTATATTATGGGTGTTGACGTTTCTAGAGGTGATAGTGAGGATTTTAGTACAATATCGGTTATTGATTTTGATGAGAGAGAACAAGTTTTAGAATATATAGGGAAAGTTCCTCCAGACATATTGGCGGAAATCGCATTCAAGTGGGGGAACTCCTACAACGCATTTATAGTTACCGATATCACTGGTGGTATGGGTGTATCAACCTCTAGAAAACTACAAGAACTCGGTTATAAGAGTTTATATGTTGATGGTGTTAATCCAGCAGACAAATGGAAATGGGATCCAAAAACTCAAGATAAAATACCGGGAATAAACTTTAACTCAAAACGGGTATTAATTGTTCAAGCGTTTGAGGAAGCATTAAGGTTTGATTTTTCATTAAAATCACAAAGACTATTTAACGAATTAAACACTTTTGTTTATGTAAATGGAAGACCCGATCATCAAAAAGGTCAACATGATGACTTAATTATGGCGATGGCTATTGCGATATATGTTGGTGAATCGTCGTTTGCACAGTTAGAAAAAGTGACAGAACAGACTAAAGCAATGTTGGATTCTTGGACTACAGATAAGAATACATTTGCGGATTCATCTATGAATTTTAATCCGGGAATACCAGCATCAACATATGGAAATAACGGTTATCAAAGAAATACGGTGACTAAAAGTGATTATGAAAAGTATTTATGGTTATTCGGGAATGGTAGAGTTTAATTTACTATTTAAGGAACTACATTTAAAATAAAAAATATGGCACAAAATAATTTAACGGTTTGGCAGAGATTAGGTAAAGTTTTCGGACCAAATTCTGCAATGGACCAAGAATCTCCAATTTTTAAGTTTGACAAAACCGAATTGTTAAAAACAACAAACAAACAAGAATATGAAAATGAAAAGTTACAGGCACAACAAACTATGTACATTGGAAAACAATGGCAGAAAGTTGAGAGTAACTTATACCAACAAGCGGTTTATTACGAACCAACAAGGTTAGCATCGTATTATGATTACGAATCTATGGAATATACTCCTGAAATTTCGGCAGCATTAGATGTTTATTCTGAAGAATCAACAACACCGGATAAGGATGGACACATTTTAAAAGTATATTCAGAATCAAAAAGAATTAAACAAGTTTTGGTTGATTTGTTTAACAACAAGTTAGATATTAATACTAACTTGGCTATGTGGACAAGAAACACATGTAAATTTGGTGATAATTTTGTTTATATAAAACTTGATCCAGAAAAGGGGATTGTTGGTTGTCAACAATTACCAAATATCCAAATAGAGCGTTTGGAAAAGGGAATGAGGTTTCAACCTGACAAATATTCACAAGAAATGGAGAACGATGCTTTGAAGTTTGTTTGGAAAGAAAAAAACATGGAATTTAATACGTGGGAAGTTGCTCACTTTAGAATTTTAGGGGATGATAGAAAATTACCTTATGGAACGTCTATGTTAGAAAAGGCTAGACGAATATGGAAACAATTATTACTCTCTGAAGATGCGATGATGATATATAGAGTTTCACGAGCACCTGAAAGAAGAGTATTTAAAGTATTTGTTGGTAATATGGATGATAAAGATGTTGATCCATATGTACAAAGAGTTGCAAGTAAATTTAAACGGGATCAAATCGCTGACCCACATACGGGTAATGTTGATATGAGATACAATCAGTTGGCGGTTGACCAAGATTACTTTATTCCTGTTAGGGATGCTGCGGCAACAAATCCAATAGAAACACTTCCTGGTGGTACAAATTTATCCGAGATTGCTGATATTGAGTATATACAGAAAAAACTTGTTACCGCACTTAGAATACCTAAAGCATATTTAGGGTTTGAAGAGGCGATAGGTGACGGTAAAAATTTATCGTTATTGGATATTAGATTTGCAAGAACAATCAATAGAATACAAAAATCGATGATTGCCGAATTAAATAAAATCGCAATAATCCATTTGTTTTTGTTAGGGTTTGAAGATGAGTTAACAAATTTCACTCTTTCATTACATAACCCATCTAAACAAGCCGATTTATTGGGTGTTGAGGTGTGGAAAGAAAAGATTTTACTATATAAAGATGCCGTTGCTGAAATACCAAACTCAGTTGCTGCCGTTTCTGCGTCATGGGCTAAAAAACATATTTTAGGGTTCTCAGATGAAGAGATTAGACTCGATTTACAACAACAAAGAATTGAGAGAGCGGTTTCTGCCGAATTAGGTAAAACTGCCGAGGTTATTACAAATACAGGGTTATTTGATAATATAGATAATCTATATGGTAAAAAACCGGGTGATGAACCCGCAACCGGAGGTGAAGCTGGCGGTGAAGCTGGCGGTGATGCAGGAGGTGCTGGTGATATGGGAGGAATGGATATGGGTGGAGGAGCTCCACCACCGGGAGACACCGGAGAACCACCGACAACAGAAAGATTGGTTAGAAATGATTTGAATTTGATCTTAGAAAGAAACCTTTTTAATGAAAATAATATGTTAGATTTGTCAAAAGGTAGAAACACTTTATTTGAAATTAATAACAAATTGAAAGATTTAATCGATAAGTGATATTTATAAATAAAACATTATGAACACTTTTGGTAAAATAAAAACAAATATTGAAAACACGGCCATAGAAATGGCAAAAAAACCAGAATTTAAAAGATTTATTTTTGAATTTAATGGTATGGTGTTAAATAACAAAGACATTTCTGAATTGTATTTTATCTATGATGATTTATCTACGAATAAAGGTCTTGATGGGGATTTGGCTAACGATTACATAAACGAATCAATTGAGTATTCACAAATTTTAATCGAAAGTCAATCTAAAAGTATCGGGTATTTAAATACTTGGATTAATTCTTGGAACAAATCAAACGGTAATAATTACTCAGATATTGATAACGCCATTTACAACACAGGAATAAGAAATTTAGAATCAATTTTAGAATCTAAAAAAAATATTAAAAACGTAATTATAAAAGAAGAGGTAAAAAATGTTGTAACAGAAACATATAATATTCCAATATCTTCTATGGTTAAAATAGCGAATGAAAATCTTAAAAAAGAGGTTAGTAATTTAAATGAAAATGACCGTAAAGAGTTAGACGAGATTCTTATATTAACTTCAGATGAGGTTAAAAAAGAAATGTCAGAACTAAAAGAAAATGTGGTTAAAGGGTTAAAAACAACTTTAACCGAATCTAAAGATAGTGATTTAAATAACACTATACAAAACACCATAAATAAAATAATGGATTCTAAAGAAGATCATTATAATTTATATAAACTAAGAAAGTTGAATACAGAACTATGAAAAAGTTTTTTAAATCGTTGTTAGGTGGCGGTTCAACAACATTATCATCTAAAAGATTTACAGGTATTATTTGTGTAATATCTTTAGTGATCTCATTATTTGTATCTTTATTTTCAGCAGGAAAATTAACACCAAACGAATCATTAATTGATGTTATCGCTCTTTTATCTTTTGGGTCTTTGGGTCTTACGTCTACTGAGGTGATTTTCTCAAAAAAGAAAACCGATAAAAAAGAAGAAGAGAATCAATCAGCAGAATAATTCTTTTGATTATATATTGCCTTTTGAATTTGAGCCCTTCGTTCTACGGAGGGTTTTTTGTATTCTTTTCTTTCCTGTAATTTTTGGATTTGTTTTGTTTTGTATATTTTAAACTTATATGCCTTTAACGCTTGTTCTATATTTTTATTGTTTACCGGTATAATTAGCATAGTTTTTTTTGTTTTACTATAAATAGTAGGAATTTTTTTAATTTTTGACAACCATAAAAAGTTTTATTATATTTTATTAAACAATAAACGGATAAGGTATGAATAATGAAAAAAGGAAAAACGTCAAAATTAAACATTTTTGATGATGCAAAATGTCACTACGGGACGGTAGACTCAAAAAATTTAAAATCAATTTACATAGTATTACAAACATGGGTCGAACCAAAAGATGATTACGATAATTGGACAAAAATTACAGGTGAAATAAAAAGACAAATATTACACACACTATTAGAAGTTGTTGACCACACAACATTTGAGAAAAAACAAATTGTGGATCTTGATTTAAGAACTAGTGGAATACAGAAAAACAAAAAAAGTTTCTTAAATTTAGAATTAACTTTATTTATACATAAAGAAAATGTAGATTTTAAATCCCTTATTTTAAGAAGTAAGATTAAAAATGTTTTACAGTCAATATATAAAGACGACTTAAAAAATTCAAAGTATTTTACATTAAGTAGGACAAAAATTAAAGAAACCGTAAGTATCTAATATTTATCATAAAAAAGATTATGAAGATATTAGGACCAGGTGATACGGGTAAAGGTATTCTTGTTGAGTACGATTCTGGAATTATAAACCCAAATGAATATAGAAACAGCCAAGTATTAAAGGAATCGTATGGTCAATTAGACTATTCAAAACCCTTTATATTTTATGCCACCCTTCAAAAATATGGAGTTCCAAATAGAAATGGTAGAGTTTATCCTGAAAAAATATTAAAAAGAGAAGCGGAAAGATATAAAGACATGATTAATAAAGGAATGTCTATATCTGAACTTAATCATCCAGAATCCTCACTTATCGATTTAGATCGAGTGGCACATCTAATTACAGATGTGTGGTGGGAAGATAATGTGATGATGGGTAAAATAAAATTATTAACCACACCTGGTTTTCACGAAAGAGGTATTGTGTCATCTAAAGGTGATATTGCCGCTAATATGATGAGACAAGGGGTTACTATGGGGGTTTCTTCTCGTGGTGTTGGTTCGTTGGTAAAGAAAGGTGAACAAAATGAAGTACAAGAAGATTTCGAATTAATTTGTTTTGACTTAGTTTCTTCCCCATCAACTCCGGGAGCATATCTTTATTTAAATAAAGAAGATAGACCTAAGTACGAAGAAAAACTAACTGAACACGAAAATATACAATCAACTTCAAATCCACTATCAAAATCTGTTGACTTAATGAAAAGATTATCCGATTATTTGGATAAATAAAATTATAAGAAATGGATGAAAAGTATTTTGTAGCTAGAGTAACCACTGATATAGTGGATGAAAACACAGGGAAAGTAAAAAAAATTAAAGAAGAAAAATTAGTTAAGGCTTATTCACCAACAGATGTTGAAGCGAAAGTAACTAAAGTGTATGAGACTTACACAATGGATTGGAGAATAACTGC